GCAGCGTCCGTGAGATGGTGTGTGACGTCACCTACGAAAGCACCTTCGGTGCTGCGGGGGCAGGCATCACTCTCCCGACTTACGTGGCTGTGCGTTCCGTGTGGTTTGAAGTGACCACGGCGTGGGCCTCGGCTGACTCGGGCACGCTCAGCGTTGGTGACGACAGCGAAGACACCGATGACGTAGACGGTTGGATTACAGCGACTGCCCTGGCAGCTGCTGCTCTCACCCCGGCTGGCAAGAAGATCAAGGCTGACGGTGTGTACGCAGTGGGTGACGACGGTGGTGCCGCTGACACGGACAACAAGGCTCCTGAGCAATTGCGGAGTGTTGGTTTCGGTCTGACCACGGGTGCCAAAATCTACTTCACCAAGGCCAACAACTTCACGGCTGGTGCAGGACGCCTTCACGTCGAGTTTCATTAAGCTCAACCCACGTTCTGTGGGCTAAGGCAAGCAAGCCGTGCAACGCGGCAACCGAAAAGGGAGGGGCGGCTATCCGTCGCCTCCCTTTTCTTTTCTAAAGGAACACTGTGGCTAACGTTCAACACTCGGCGCTGACCGATCCCGATATTCACGAACCGAAAGGGGCAGCGTCCGCCACTGTTGGGCAGGTGTACGTGGCCAACGGTGCAGGCAGTGGCAACTGGTCTCTGCCCATCAAGAAATACACAGCGTCCCTCACCCCGTCATCCGTAGGTGCCAACTCCACGAGTGAGCAAACCTTCACCGTGACGGGATTGGTGGCGTCGACAGACACCATCATCGGCGTGTCGAAGCCTACCCACCAAACTGGTATTGGCATCGTGGGTTGGCGCTGCTCTGCGAACAACCAAATCGCCATCACGTTCATGAACACCACTGCTGGAGGCATCACGCCCACTGGTGGTGAAACCTACACCATCTTCGCGCATCGAGCGTAAGCATGGCGACGGTGGTGCTGTACGACCCCGACGATTGGGTTGACATCGATCCACCTCTGCCTGACGGACCTGACTTGGAAGGCTTTATATGAAAATGACGTTGCTGCAAATGGTCCAAGACATTCTCAACGATATGGACAGCGACAACGTCAACTCCATCGAGGACACGGAAGAAGCTGCCCAAGTCGCAGGGATTGTTAAGAACGCCTATTACAAGCTCATCGACCTGAGGGACGACTGGCCGTTCCTAAGAACATTGACGACGCTTCAATCGGCAGATGTCGACAATCCGACCAGGATGGTCTTTCCGGTTGCGATGACCAAGGCGGAGTGGATCAAGTACAACAAGAAGAAGATTACGTATCTGGAGCCGGAAGAGTTCAAGCACGTCATTGACACTCGCACTGAACTCGCCGACGTCGTCGATGCCAACGGCTACATCCTCAACGCTGACCCCACCTACTGGACGTCATACGATCAGGAGTATGTGCACTTCGACGGCTACGACAGCGAAGCTGGAGACTTCTTAGATGGAGCACTCAGCTCCGTCTATGGCGTTGTCACTCCAGCGTGGACGCACGAGAACACGTTCATCCCCAATCTCCCCTCGAAGATGTTCTCTGCCTTCTTGGCCGACGCAAAGGGCACAGCATTTCTCGCGTTGAAGCAGCAGGCGAACGCCAAGGAAGAGAACTACGCCAAGAAGAGTTTTGATCGGTTCCAACAAACCTCTTGGCGCGGACGTGAAGCACAGAAGAAAACCAACGAAGGTGTTAACTACGGTAGGAAGTAATGACTAGAGAAGTCGTCAAGACCCTTGACCAAGTGGAAGCAGAGTTCCTGTCAGAAAAACAACCACAAACTTCGGACAACAAACGAGACGCGCCGAAGACTCTTGTCGTCGAACGTATCCCTGGTGGCGGCTTGCTCCGAGTGGTGTACACCGCAGGGGGTGAAGTGCCGGACGAGCTGAAGGGGCAGTTCACGCAGAAACGCATCGCTGAAGCAGCCATCTCAAACTACCTGACAAAACAAGAAGCAGTTGGCTAAAACTGTCTCGAAGCGCAAGTCCTTCAACTTCACGGGGGGCTTGAACACTGAAGCTGGACCTCTAACCTCTCCGCCCAATGCGTGGGCGGATGGGGTTAATGTCGTCCCTCGTCTTGATGGAAGCGTCAACAAACGCGCTGCTATCAATTTCGAGACTGCCTACAGCTTGAGTTCCAACAGCCTCAGCTCTCTCACGGAACAGCAAGGTGCGTTCGTCAGTTGGGAGTGGGATGCTGCTGGCGGGGACGGCACGAAGAACTTTGTCATCGTGCAGGAAGGTTCCATCCTCAGGTTCTACACCAACTACGGCGAGGGTATCAGCCCGTCAGAAAACCTGGCGTGGGACGTCACCCTCGTCAACTTCTACGTGGCAGGCAACGAGCATCCGGTAGGCAGTGCGCCTTGCGCATTCGCGAACGCAGGCGGGAAGGTGCTTGTTGTCAACCGCGACTGTGATCCGTTCCTCATCAGCTTCAACCCGGCTACGGGAGTGTTCCGTGCCGATGTCGTCCCCATCGAGATACGTGACCTACTCGGCATCAACGATGGGTTGGCGATTAATGCGCAGCCGACAATACTGAACGAGCAGCACCAGTACAACCTGAAGAACCAAGGGTGGGACAACACCAAGATCGGTGCCTTCTTTGCGTCCCAGTCTAGCTACCCCTCCAACGTCCAGGTGTGGACTGCGGGCAAGGACTCGAACGACGACTTCGATCCGGCGCTGTTGGTCAAGCAAGACTTCGGCACATCAGCAGCTCCGCGTGGTCGTTACGTCCTGCCCCTCTTCAACCAAGACGGTGGTCGCGGAGTGACGAGCGGCGACATCGAGTACGCCACCAACCTCACGTGGAACATCCGCACTGGTCCCCTCACCAACAACAAGTACGACCTCTACTACGTAGAGAATCGGGACGAGGTGTGGATACTTGACTACACCACCGACACCATCTACATCCGCAACGTTCTGACGGGCGTTGAGGAAACGATTGTTCTCCCGTTCATTCGTACTTCGCAGTTCTCGGGCTGCATCGACGAGACCACTGAGCGTGTGTGGATTTCAGGTGAGTCCAACGCGAACGAAGATCGTCTTGTCATCGACATGGCGTCACGCGCCATCATCTACAACTTCAGCCACGTCAATGAAGTGTTCCAAGCTGCGCGTGGAGACCTGGTTGTCAGCTACGCCTCAGGGTTGAAGCTGAAGCGGTTGACGAGTGGTAGCTTGCAGTTGGTTCGCACTACAGCCATCACGGGTAACCAGTTGGGCGCAGGGTTCTGCGACAACAGCGGCACGTTCTGGATACCGTTCGAGGATAAGGTAGCGTTCATCAACACCATAGCGGATGGAAGCTATGCGCTACCTTCAGGTGAACTAGGTACTACGCGAGTGCACTACGACGCGGTGCGTCACGTGGCGTACATAGGCACGTACCACGTCGGGGATGACATGGACCGAGTCTACAAACTCGATCTGGCCACGGGCACGTACACGCTGCTGGTCGAAGTGGACCACATTGCGGTGATGACCTCCCTCGACTACGACGCACGTACTGATGTGGTGTGTTTCGTCCGTGGCGGTGAGGACATCACGCGGGTGCAGGCAAGCACCGGGGCCATCATCGACATCTATACGTTCGATACGGCGAACGCGGACATCATCATCCCCGAAATTAACGACGGCGTAGGAAGCGGGCAATACATGAGCTATCGCTCCGGAGTGGCGTTTGTCCACTGCTCGAATGGCTTCCTTGAGATTCACTACCCAGGCAGTGCAATCAATTTCGGGCTGTCCAACATCGAGTACAACCGCCCCACCTGCGTGGAGTTCTATGCAGGTAGGGCGTGGTATGCCGGCATCGAGAGCCAAAGCATCGCGTCGTGGGTGTTGTTTAGTCAGGTGGCTGAGGGCAGCGGTAAGTACGGGAAGTGCTACCAGGACGCCGATCCTACGTCAGAGTTTATTTCCGATCTGGTGGACAGCGATGGAGGTGTCATCCCCATTCAAGATGCGGGGAACATTGTGGCGTTGAAGACAGCGTACAACTCCGTGTTGGTCTTTGCGGACAACGGGGTGTGGCAAATCAACGGAGGGGCTGACACAGGATTCAGAGCCACAGGGTACGAGGTGAGGCGTTTGTCGAGCGCAGGTTGTGTTGCTCCGCGTTCAGTTGTGATGGTGGAAGACAGTGTTCTCTACTTCAGCAACGACGGCATCTGGCGCATCGCCCCGCAGAACGGGGTGCTCACTGTGGTGAACATTACGTCAGCAAACATCCAGTCGTTCTACACCGACATCCCGATGCCGGGACGCGCCAACTCTAGCGCGCGTTACCACCTCGAAGAGAAGTGCGTCTACTGGCTGGTCAACAACGATCCGGACCAAGACAACACCACTCGCCGATTCAAGAAGAACAGCATGCTGATCTTCGACACGAGGTTGGGTTCCTACTACTTCCACCAAATTTCGGAGGTGGAGGAGAGCAGTCCCTACATCGTGGATTTGGTCATCACCAAACCGCGTAGAGGTGCGTCTGCCACTTACGACGTAGTGGACAGCGACGGGGACACCGTAGTTGATGGGTCGTCCAACCAGGTGGTTGTCGAGCTGTCTCCGTTTGTTCTTAGGAACACGGATGTTCGATTCCTCACCTTGGTGCCGGACAGCACTTTGTTCAAGGTGACGTTCTCTGCGTTCGACGAAGGGCTGGTGCTGGCTGGCTTGTTCCACGACTGGTACAGCTTTAACAGCGCAGGAGTTACGTACGACGCATACGCTCTCACCGGCTACGACATGGGAGCCAACCAAGGCGGCGACACCGCCATGCAAGGGTTGTACATCACCTGCTTCTTCCGCCGCACAGAAGACAGGGTGGACGAGATTTGTCAACTTGAGCACCCGTCGAGCTGCACCATGCAGGCGCGGTGGAACTGGGCTGACGAAGCGATCTCGGGGAAGTGGACTGCCGGTGAAGAAGTGTATCGACTGCGTCGATTGTTCCTCTGCGACGACGACAGTGAGTACAACGACGGCATGCCCGTTGTGTGGTCCAAGAGCAAGATCAGAGGACGAGGGAAGGCAGTACAAATCAAGTTCACGGCACACCCTGACAAGGACATGCAGCTACTCGGGTGGGCAGTGACCTACATAGGCAACCAGAATGTCTAGCGTTGTTATCAGGCAGGTCGAGGGGCGCGACTTGCCCTGGATCGTGGAGCAGGTGAAAGAGTTCCTGCTGTTCATGGGTGGCACCATTCCTTTCAACGAAGCGTACGTCAAGAGCTTCAGCAACAAGATCGCCTCGGAAGGATGTTCGTTCGTTGCTGAGAAAGACGGGCAGTTGGTCGGGGTCATTGCGGGCACCATACAACCTCACTACCTCAATCCCGACGTGTTGACGATGAACGAGTTGATGTGGTGGGTAGTGCCGGAACATCGGTATAGCAGCGCAGGGCTGCGTCTCCTTAAGGCGCTAGATCAATGTGCCGAAGATTGTGGCGTCAACTTGTCGGTGATGTCCGTGGCGGCACAGAGCAAGCTCACAGGGAAGACACTAGCTCGCATGGGCTACGTTCCTCAGGAGCTGTCGTTAATTAAAAAGGTGGCGTAATGGCAGCATTCAGTACGATTGTTACGGCAGTAGGTGTTGGCGTCAGTGTCGTTGGAAAAGTCAACGAGCGCAAAGCGCAGAAGGAACAGACGCAAGCAATAGAGCGCCAAGCAGTTGAGGTACGTCGTCAAGCTGAGCTTGAGCAGCGCCGCGCTGACATTCAGAACGCACGACAGATCAGAATGGCCATGCGTCAAGCGCGCATTGCGCGAGCGTCTGTCGTCAACACAGGTGCCAACGCAGGAACACTGGGAAGCAGCGGTGTCCTCGGAGGTGTCGCCTCGATTGGCAGCCAGTTTGAAGCCAATCGTAGTTTTATGGGTCAGATGGGACAGATCAGCGACGCGACCACTGAGAGCCAAGCACGAGCTGGTGTAGCAGTTGGTGAGCAGGCAGTCGCTGGCGCTGAAGGCGCTGCGTGGGGTGCACTAGGTCAGCTTGGTGGCACCATCTTCGAGGCGGGTGGCGGATTCAAAACTATCTTCGATGCGGTGAATAAGTAGGTAATGCAAGAGACACTACTGCCGGTAGTTGAAGAGGCAGAAGTAGAACAGTCCCTCCTTCCAGAAGTACAAACTCCCACTCAAGTTGTTCCTAAGAACGTTGCTGAAGTAGCGACGCAGTTGGCGCTCGCCCATGATCCGGAGCAGTTCTATGCAACTTTCAAAAAGAACATTCGTGCTGTGGAAGCGGGTCAGCAGAACGCTCTCCTGGCTGACATCCTGTACGAAGACGCTAAGGACGAGATTGTCGCAGCTCGTGCACAAGCCCTCGCCTTCGCCAAGGTACGCAATGAGCAAGGTCTCCGCTTTGCAGCGGAGAGAGCTGCTGAAGTCGAGAACAACCCACGCACACCCGAGCAGCATCCCGTCGAGGCGCAGACGGTTGCTGCAACACGGGCCATCGAAGCCGCTGCCTTCAACGAAGCTGTCAAGCGCTGGTCCAGCTTCAAGGATTTGCAAGACCGACTAGAGGGTGGGGCAGCCAACCTGGTTGTCCGCAACCTGGCAGCGAAGGCTGCGTCTGACCTCGAAGAGAAGGCCACGTTCTGGGACAAGCTGAAGAACGTCGCCTACTCCTTCCTTCCTGTCCTTAGCCGCAAGGAACAGACCGACCTCCTGGCCAAACACTTCGGACGAGGCGGCTACTTCGACAAACTCGGAGCCATCGAAGACATCCGCGAAATGATGGCGGTGCTGTCCCCGGCTGAGCAACAGAAGCTCATCGAGGCAGTGGCGAAGGACGACAGCATCAAGAACCCCGCCACCAAGGCGGACATTCTGCAAGCACTCGCGTCGTTCTCTGGGAAGGAAGAAACAATTGAGCGAGTGACGGAGCTGTTCAACGTGACAGCTGTCCTCGACGTCTATTCCATCCTCTCGCACGTCATTCGGAAAGGGATGCCCGCCAGGGTGTTGCAGGATGTGGGCGGTGAGAAAGCCGCAGGCAACGCTGTGGCTGACGATCTCCTCGCCAAGACTGGCAGCACTGGCCTCACCGATCCGGAACTGGTGGGGCGTGCCGTTGCTGCTGGCAAGCTGCCGTTCGACATTGACCCCGCTGCTGCCACCGGCCTCAACAGCACGGTACAACAGGAGTTGAGGAAGAAGTACAACGACCTCATCGATTCCGTCAACTCTCGTCTGTCCAGCTCAGGGATGTCGAAGGACGAGATGGCAACGGCTGCTGCGCAGATTCGTGACAGCTACATGCAAGCGACGGACAAGAGCATCCACTCCGTGCGCTTCGGGGAAGCGAGCGTAGACGGGCTGCAAGTCACGCTGTTCAAGCAGGACGTGAGCGGGCGTGTCTTCCTGTCGAAGGAAGCAGCTGAGGCAGCAGCCAAGGCCGACGGGCTGGTGAACTACAAGGTGGTACCGGCTAACGCTGCTGACGAGGTGCTGAGCGTTCCTCGTCGCAACATCGGGTTCGACGACATTGACGACCCCAATGCTGGTCGCGCTCTCACTCGCGAAGAACTGAGGGTGGAAGTCGAAGCCCTCAAGCAAAACGACTTACCCGCACTGAAGCGGTTGGAGTCGCAGCTCAAACGCGACATCGACGAAACCTGGCGTACAGCTGCTGAGTACGACCTGGACCCAGTGGTGTCTGCGGGAATACTGGAGCAAGGACTCCAGCGCATCAAAGACCTCCGCAACATGGTGGGGAAGATTCGGAATGAGCAGCACCTCGACGCGTGGTTGAAAGGGTTCAACGACCTGCACCAGTTTGACAGCAAGGGGTTCCTCGTCGCTGGTGGAGAGCGTGCAGGCAAGGCTCGCATTGAAGACCTAGCGGCTCACTTTGCAAAAGGTGAGACGTTGTACGTCAGTCCTAAGTTCGATCCCCAGTTCGCAAAGCTGTTGAAAGCGTGGAGACAGATGTTGGGTCTCCAGCACCAACGTCTCGTCCTGCTTGACCCTGACGACCTGGCTCTTTACGGCAAGCAGATAGACGTCAACACTCGACAGATGTCGGCGTCCGCAAAAGGACTGCACGCGTGGGAGCCTGAGCTTAGGTCGTGGTCTATGGTTGTCAGTCGGAACGAGAGTCCCGTCGCACAACTGCAAACTGTTGCTCACGAGTTGGGCCACCACTTCGACGAAACTGTGTTGAGGCATGTTCTTAAGAACCAGCGGCTACAACTGCTGAAGGACTACCTCGCCTGGAAACAAGTGCGAGGAGGTGAGAACGCTGTCACAGGAGCAGCGAAACAAACTCAAATCAGCGAAGACCTGGCGCGCATGTTGGCTACGGGCACAGATGCCGACGCGCCCATGAGTGAGTGGTTCAAGAAGCTGACCCCGCATTCACAGGCGTGGTTGTCTGACTTCCCTGAGTTTTGGGCAGATCAGTTTGCCAAGTTCATGCTCACTGACGCAAAGCCTGCCAATGCTCTCGAACGCTTCGTTAAAGAAGCTGTTGAAAAACTAAAACAGTTTTATGAACTGGTAAGAGCAGCGTTCTCAGCTGAGCTGAAAGGAGTTGATCCTTCTAAACCTCTCCCGACTGTCGAAGCGTTCTTGCGGCAACACATCGAGAACGTTCGCACGGGTAGGTTCTCGTTGCAGGAGTCAATGCCGGTCCACCTTGACTCGGCTAGGGGTCTGCAAGCCATCAAGGTGGAGGGCAAGCCACACATCAAGGCCAAGCTCCCTGGCTTCCTCATTCAGATGGAACGCACCGACCCCTTCAGCTACGCTGCTGTCGGGAAGTTCAGCGACAGGGACATTGCGTCGATGCCCTTCATGGGTGTGGACCCGAAGCACCGTGCGTCTGAGCAAGCTGTCGAAGCTCGTGTCGTAGGTGTGCACGGCGAGGCGATGGTGAAGAAGGCGCTGAACGACTTCATCGATCCGTTCTTCAAGAAACTCAATCGCGCAGAGAAGCAGCGAGTGGAAGCTGTGCTACGTGACGGAGATTCCTACAGCAATGCTGGTGGAGTAGGACGTGAGTTCACGGCGATGGAGTTGTTGGCTCGTGGCCTCTCTCAAGACGAGGTGGCTGCCTACTTCGCTGCCCGCCAAGTTCGCATGGCTTCCTACTACATCCGCAACGGTGAGCTGGTGCGCCACATGAGGGCGCAAGGACTGAAGGAGCTGGAGATTGATGGTCAGCGCATGGCTGGCAGTGTTGTGCCTGCTCCGTCTGAGAAGGTGTGGTCTACAGTCACGAAGGAGATGGTGGACGGTAACACTCTCGCAGCCAACCAGAAGGTAGTGAGGCTGGCGCAACCCACCGAGATCGACGGCAAGCTGCGACAGCTCGTCGTGGTGGATGAGAAGGCGAAGGTGAGGGACGTCACCACAGCGCTGTCCTACCGTCCTGGTGAGCACGCTCGTATCTACTCGGACGAATACTTCATCGTCAGTAAGCAGGTGAAGAACGTCGACGATAAGGACACGGTGGTCACGGAAGTTGTGCGTACAGCGGCGTCTCCTCGTGAGGCGGAGGAGTTCATCGCTGCGGTTAAGCAGGGCATCAACGTTCTTAAGAACAACCCTGGCGACACAGCGAAGCTACAGCAGGCGGTGGGACGCCACTTCGACGTGGATGAGTTCACTGCTGCGCACAAGGCAGGGGAGTTTGACAACCTCGCAGACCTCTCCTACCACTTCACCCGCAACCAAGAGGAGTATCTGAACGGTTCAGTGCAAGAGGCGCTGGCCTACGGTCGGCTCTTTTACAGCGAGAGGAAAGAGCGCATCTGGTCTGTCGACAGGAGCAGGGAGAACACCCTCTCTCCGTTCGAGAGCTTGGAGCGCGAGATAAGCAACGTCTCCCGTGTCGCCAACATCACGCAGTGGCGTGAGCAGATGGTCAGACGGTGGATGAACACCTTCGGTGACCTTCTTCCCCAACGCACGGGTGATGACGTGGCCGACTTCTTCAGCGCTGCTGATGCCCACTTCACCAAGCCAGGTGACAGCACAGCGTTTGCTCAGCGCACCCACCGCTACATCATGCGGCAGGTGGGACTGCGCACGCAGGAGGAGAGGTATTACGCGGAGGTGACCCGTTCCTTCACGGAGAAGTATTTCCAAGGGAACGAACGCATCGAGAGTATTGGGGCAAAGATCAGGCAGATGGGCGTGCTGTCCTTCATCCGCAACGCCAACTTCAACCTGACGTTGGGGATGTTCAACCCTGCGCAGCTCATCGTACAGGCTAACGGAGCTGCCACTGCTCTCATCCTGTCCCCGCTGCACGGACTCGCTGCTGCGAAGACTGTGCCGCTGCTGCGCATGGCACTCATGTCCGATAACCCCGAGGTGTGGAAGTTCTTCAGCAAGGTGGACAGTGCGCTGTTCGGTAACAGTGAGGAGTTCACCAAGCTGGTCAAGGCTGTGCGTCAGACAGGCATCATCGACAACCTGCGCAGCACTAGCTTGTACAACCTGGAGGACGGGAAGCTCAACGTCTTCGGGGGCTACCCGCGTCGGGTGTGGGGACAACAAGCGTTCTTTTTTAATAGAGGGGAAGAGTTTGCTCGTTTGGTTAGCTTTGATGTTGCTCGTCGTGAGTTTATATCTGCCAACCCTGGCGTCGATTGGACCAGCAAGGAAGCGCTTGCTCAAATCATAGTGCGTCAGGATGACCTGACACAGAACATGACGAGGGCCAACCTCGCCCGCTTCCAAGAGGGAGCAGCATCCATCCCGTTGCAGTTTGCTCAGTACAACATCAAGCTCGCAGCGAATGTGTTGAGTGCCTTGCTAGGCAAGGGCGAGGGTAGGGGCTTCACCAAAGGTGAGGCGCTGAGGCTACTGGCCGGTCACTTGGTCCTGTACGGAGCTGCGGGTAACGGCATCGCATCTCTGGTGGACGAGCTGCTGCCTGACGACACGAAGAAGAGTATGTCCGTGGAAGCCAAGCAATACATGGCGCAAGGTTTGATTGCTGGTCTGGTGAACAACGTAGCCCAGTGGTTCACCGGGGAGTCGATGAACGTGGCAGTGGGTTCCCGACTGGGTTCGTTCGACTACTACCAGAAGCTGGCTGACGCTGTCTTCAACGACCCTAAGAACATCTACCACGCGCTCCTCGGACCCACGGTGAGCACGGCTAAGCGCATCGGCATCGTGGCTGACGTCGCCAAGCTGTGGGCCACCGATCCTGAGCTGACCGGCACGGACATCCTCGAAGGGTTGTCGCACATCACCACTGAGCAAGTCACTACGCTGCGTAACGCAGGCAAAGCCTACCTGTTCATGGTTCACCAAGGGAAGATGCTCGACAAGAACGGTGTCGCCATCTCTCAGCTGTCGCCTAACGAAGTGTTGGCGCAGGCGTTGGGCTTCCAGCCCACAGCTGCGGTGGACGTGCACAACCTCATCACGTCGAAGAAGAAGCACAGCGAAGCGCTCGATGAAATCGCGCGCCTGGTGTTCAAGGTGCAGCAGGAGATCATCACAGCTCAGCTGAATGGAGATTCAAAGCGTGCTGAGGAACAGCGCAAGTTGCTGATGGCCTTGTGGCCTAAGAACGTGGGCGACTTGCAGGAAGTGCAGCGTCGTGTCCGTGATCGCCTCTATCCCTACAACACTGAGTTCCAGAAACTCTTGGGTGACTACATGTGGAAAGGTCACACCTACGAACAACCGCTGGTTGTAACGCAACCGCCTAGGAAACCTGATGGCTCGCAATAGTTTGAACTACGCTGAAGTTCTACCCGACGTCAACTACACGCCTAGCAGGGCAGGGGAACACCTTACCCAAGCTGGTGCGTTGGAGGGGAAGGCTAAGGCAATGGACGTCCAGTCCGACGCTCAGCTTGGCTTGTTCCTAGGAACAACGGCCATCGAGGCTGGCAAGGGCTACCTGAAGAGTGAGGAGTCGAAGGAGATTAAGTCCGACCTCGACAAGCTAGAAGACTTCGGCGACGGGGCCAAGGCTGCGGCACAGGTTCCTCAACGCGAGGCCAACATTGTCGAGGCTGTTGGCACCTTCATGGGCGCGGCTCCCAATTCCCCGGAAGTGGGAATGATGATGGCTGACGCCAAGCGCCACGTCGAAGCCGCTAAGCAAGGCATCCTGACCAAGGACGAAGTCATTACCCGAGTCGCTGCTACTGTGAAGAAGTACAGCGCGATGATGCCTGGGTGGGCGTCTGACTTCCGCAAGGTGGCAGCGGAGCTGACCGGCATTGCCAACATCGAGACGCTTCAGATTCACAACGCTCTCACTCAGAAGAGTGCGAGGGAGAAGCAGGCGGAGCGCATTGCCCAAGCGAACATCGAGTTCCAGAAGCAGGTGAGCACTGCCGTAGGCGAGCCTATCGAAGCCCTCACGCCTGCCCACTACAACCTCTACCGTGTGTCACAGCAGGGGAAGATTGCCCGTGAACGTCTTGACAACGAGATCAAGATGAAGAACCTGGTACAGGAGGATGCCGACCAGGCGTACGGGCAGATGGTGTCGCTGGACATTGCGACTGGGGTGTCCGACCTCATGCTCGACTTCGGGAAGGTGTGGTCTCTCAACTCCGACCCGAAGAAGTTCATCGACAGCCAACAGGCTGGCCTCGAACTGTCCGCCAAGATTGGCATCCTTCATCACAGGTTGGCACAGAACATACGCAGCATGACTACGCCTCGTGGTGACAGGCCCGCTATGTCAGCGAAGGAAGCTGACGCTCGCCTTTCGCGCCTCGACACGGACATGAAGAACTATCAGGAGATGGTCAAGACAGCTGAAGGTAGGAACATGTTCCTGTCCATCGCTAAGCACGCCAACACCAGTGCTGAGATGATGATGAACAACTTCATGCTGGCCAATCCCCACGTTGCTCAGCTGAGTAAGTTGGGCGTGTTCCCGCCGTTGTTCCAAGCTCGCGTCACTCTCGACAAGAAGGAGTTTGAAGCGAGGTTTGGTAAGAGGTTGGGCGACACAATGGAAGCGCTGATGAACCCCACCAGCCAAACGCAATACGCTGGTGTGTTCGGGGGCATGGTGTCAGGCACTGGACCCACTCCTGCCGACACTGCTCGTGTCGATCCAAAGCTCGGCGAAGTGCAGATGCGGGATGGGGTGGAGTTTCTTAAGAACAGCGACAACCTCAAGCCCGATCCTGAGAGCCAGGACAAGTTCGCCAACACCTTGAGTTCGGTGGTGAGAAGCCTGCGCTACGGATTCGAGACCGACTTGAAGGCGTTCAACGAGCTGGTCAGCAGCCCTGCCCGTAAGGAATACATCAGCTCGATGCCCTCTGAGGTGCGAGCCAAGGCTCTAGCTCCTGCTCTACCTGAGCTTCAGATCGCTGCGGTTAACGCCATGCAGAGCGTCACTGAAGCCCTCGACAAGTACAACAACTCGAAGGAGTTGAACGTGCTGGCAGGGTGGAGGTTGGAAGCAGTCCTCGATCCGGTGACGGAGCGAGTTCGCATTCAGGAAGTGAGAGCCGGACAGTCGGCACTACCGCCGGAACTTCGTCGGATGGGTGTTCGAGGAGGGGAGAAGTTTCCTACACGCACTCGGTTCAACGAGGCGAGTGACGCAGCCACGACAGCCAACAAAGCAGCAGCACGTCTGAACCAAGCGCTGGAAGCGTACGGCAGCGCTGCTTCCCTGGTATCTGGCAAACCCTTCGCCCTTGATGACCTGCGGTCTAGGGCTTACGAGGGCATCCAGAACAGGAAGACTGACCTGGTTGAAGGAGCGTTCCTGATCCAGAGGCAGCCTGCTGAGACGGTAGACCCCACTGTTCTTAGGAACATGATTGACGCTCTCGGGAAGGCGGAGAGCAACGGGAACACCAAGGCGGTAGGGGATGGCGGCAAGGCCGTAGGAGCGTGGCAGATGCACCCTGAAGCAATGGTGGACGCTGGATTCAAACCTGAGGACAGGAACGATCCTGAGAAGTCCCGCGCAGCGGCAACCATCTACTTCGGGAAGAAGTTGCAGGAGTACGGAGGGGATGTGGTGAAAGCCATCTCTGCCTGGAACATGGGAAGTGCAGGTTTCCAACGTCACTTAGAACGACATGGTGATCTGTGGATGATGGAACTACCTGATGCAACAAAAGGATTGTTGAAGAGGTTTAAAGAACACCTTAAATAATAAAAACAATAAATGAAAATAAGCAAAGCTGGTGTCAACCTCATCAAAGAGTTTGAAAGTTTTGAACCTCACCCGTACGTTTGTCCTGCCGGGAAGTTAACTATCGGTTACGGACACGTCATCAAGCCTGATGAGCAGTTTGACGATCTCACTGAACAAGAAGCAAGCAGCCTGCTAGCGAAGGACTTGACCCCACGAGAGGAAGCTGTTCACCGACAAGTGCACGTAAAGCTGTCCCAACCGCAGTTCGACGCGTTGGTGAGCTTTGTGTACAACGTAGGGGAGGGAGCGTTTGCGATGTCTACGTTGTTGCATAAGCTCAACAATCGAGACTACTTGGGCGCAGCTGGCGAGTTCCGCCGCTGGAAGTACGGAGGTGGAAAGGAGTTGCCTGGGCTGGTCAGGCGAAGACGAAGAGAGGAAGAGTTGTTCCTCAGTGGAACAAACCTACCAGTTAAAGCGTTCCTGTAGGACGCGAAAGTCAAGCCCCCTTCTCGGGGGCTTTTCTTTTGAGCACCCACCGGGTGGCTGCCACGATGAGGCCAAGCCACGCAGCGATGAGTACCAGCTCCAAGGTGACCTCGAACGCTTCACCGTGAAGGCTGTGGCCGAGGGGTTTGAGTACCTTCCACAATCCAGCTAGGAGAATGAGGAAGGTGCAAGAGATGACTAGAGCTTTGTTCGACACGGGTGTACCTCACTGTCGATTTGTGGTAGGTCAGTCTACCACAGGTTCCGTACCTAGTTGTTTACGGAAATATTCCGACGGACTGTAGGTGACAGGGTTGCCGTAGGTGTCGGCAAGCACACAGCCCACCTCAGCCACGGTGTCACACACGACCAGGGTCACCACTTGAGTGGTGTTGTAGACGCTGTCGTGCTTTACCACCCTCACCAGATACTTCCCGTTGTCCGTCTTCACAATTGACACGTCAGTACGTTCAGTCATTGTTTGTTCCTAGGAACATTGGGGACGCGGGACACGGTTTATCAGACCGCTGCTCGACAGGGGTTGCAAAGCCCCAGTAGCCAATCTCCGAACCCCGGAGACTCCCGGTCCCCCTCGTTGTCTACTGTACCTTAGCGATGCTGTAGCCGGCGTTGGTGAAGTTCACCGGGTTGCGGCTGATGTTGTCCCACCAACCACGTCCTTCAAAATCACTCGTCGATGCTTTGCCCTTCGCCACCAACTGCCGGATGTGCTTCCGCAGGAACTGACGCGCTCTCTCGTAGCTGTCGAACGCCGTTCCCTTGAACATCACCTTCTTGTTCTTAAACACCTGATACATGCTTCTTGCTCTCCAGTTCAATGAGGAGATCGAGAAAGTGTCTCGCTTTCTTCAAGTCCTCAATTCCATTTTTGTGTTTCCAACGGGTGACGTACTTCACCACTGCACCCTCGGCGTAGCCCAGGTTGTTCGCGTGAATGAACTCGATGGGCTGGATGGCGCAGCTTGTGTAGTGGTTGCCACCAACCTGTGTGTCTAGTGCCCTAGCTTCCACAGACACCTCCTTTCCCGCTAATCAAACAGATGTCGTTCTCTTCGTACACCACACCCTTGTGCTTCACTGCTTCGTTGTAGTCGCACTCGACTAGCGGCTGACCTCCTCGACTTCCATCTGGATAACACGTAAACCCTCGTAGTCGGGGAGCGTACTGCGATAGGGTGAAAGCAAAGCGCTCAACAGTTCCCTCGTTGTTACCATCGGTTCCCCATCCGGGTAAGTTAATGGTCGAGGAGATAGACATGTCAACGTAATCTTGTACGTCCGCTTGGAATTTGATTCTTCGCCTTGGGTCCAGGGCGAGTTGGCCTGCTGTCTCAACGTTATCGGGTCTAATCCCATAGGTCTTGATCAGGTGGTCTGCTGTCGAATCTACAACATACTCGTAGTGCCAGCGCGTTCCGTCTTTGAGATAACGTCGCTTATATGCCACCGCGTACAGAGGCTCGATGCCAGTTGTAGTAGCAGCAAGAATACCAATGGAGCCAGTTGGAGCCACTGCCCGGTAAGCAACAGGTTTACTAAGAAATAACCGCTCACAATGCTCGTTAGCACTACGTTCGCTGTACTCGCGGTAGATGCTGAGCCAAGAATGAAGTTCCGGTCCCACTTCATAACGCAAACCTCTCTTGAGCAGCCACTCATGGATGCCCATTAGTCCTAGTCCGAGTCGTCTGTTCTTCTCTCTTACTGCTGTGATTTTGTTTGTAGGGAGTACAGCTCGTACAGTGCCGCAAACGAGGAACTTACTAGCGAGTTCAACAACGGCTTGAAGCTCTCGAACGTCTGCAACATTGCCAATATGAACAGACCCAAGATTGCATACGTCGCTATCGTCGCTGCTAGTAACTTCAGTGCACGCATTGCGTAGTGTTTCATTCTGCTTGTCCCCTAAGTTGAAGCTAAACCCAGGTTCTCCCGTCATCAATGCCTGACGAACGTTCTCCAGAAAGACAGGGTTGCCAGCTAAGCCTGTTCCTAGGAACGCAGCGTCGTCGTAGTTGACGCTGATGTTCGTCATGTCTAAGGGACATGGGAAGTTGAAGTTGTCCTGCTTTACTTGCCAGAGCGTTTGCCCCGTAGTGCCCACCGCCTTGTCGTGCCAGTTTTTGGCGGTGAGGAACGCCGGGATGTCGTCGTGCGTCCAGTGTAGCGACGCATAGATCGCACTCCTTCGGCTTCCCCCTTGCATGACATTCCTGCCGATCTCGTTGATCGCATGCATGAGTGGGATCGGCCCACTAGCTTTACCACCAGTGCGGCCAAGAAGACGGCCACCAGGACGGAACACAGAATAATCAATGCCGATACCTCCACCTAAACAGAGACAACTCATTGCGTCGTGAGCCAAGCGTGCCCACTCCTCTCGCGTATCTTCTTCACCTTTGAGTAGGTAGCAATTGTTGTACGCTTTAAGAGGACGCCCTGCGTAGTAGAGGTAACGTCCGCCAGGAATGAACTTCATCTCAGCAATGTATTCGGCGAGCTGACGCCGATCCCCCTCGCTCATCAGCGGGTGTTCTGTACCTCCTCTGGTTCCGCACACGTCGTCTACGACTCGGTGTGCTAGGTTGTCCCAACTGTCGGCTGAGCCGAAGGCGTACTTCTGGTAGAAGATGTGCTCAGCGAACGGGGTCTTGAATCTATTTGTTTGCATGGCGTCTTGCTCTTTCCTTCGAGCTTTTGTTTTTGTGACACGGTTTGCACAGCACCTGTAGCTTCCGGGCTTCGACGTACAACCGGGCAATGAAGGTGTCCCAGTTGGTGAAGCCTTGGCGTGTTGCCACTACAGGTTGCTTATGATCGACCTGAACGTCTTTGGCAGGGAAGTCATGTTGGCAGGAAGCGCAGCGATAGTGTGATGCCAGCTTCCCGCTCTTAGGATTGACGCGCTTCTCAGTGAAGGCGTTCCTAAGAACATCGAACTTCGGTGGCCAACGTCGGAATGCAGCTCGCAGGGCGCTAACAACAAAGCTGCGATAACGAGCTTCGGTCCAGCGCCCACCATTTCTAGTAGTCATCCACTAAGGTGATGAACGCCCACCAAACAGCGGCGACGACTGCCCACACGAAGGCGTAAACATTGAGAAACACTTCGAGTGGGGGCTTTTCGGCAAACCCCATACCAGCAATAACCGCCGCTGTTACGGAGATTAGAATGCACCTAGCAACCAGAGACTTCATTCTCCGCTCTCTAGGTCTTCAACGCCGAACTTGTTCTTGTTGTCGTACACTCGGTCAAAGAACCTGTCGAGGACGTCTTCAAGCTCAATTTCGAGTAGGTCCACCAAGTCGTGCACATCCTCCACTTGGCGGGATACAAGGTCTTTCAGGTCTTCTGCTCTCACTTCTTCTTCCTACTTCGTGTCTTTGGTGGTGTATCTCCGTATTGGTTGTACAGCTGTCTCATGCTGGTGGTGCTGATGTCGAAGCGGTTGGTGTCGTAGACGGTGAGGTCAACGACGCCACGCCAGTAGTTGGTCATCGATCCCCGTGCGTACTCATCGACATGCTCAAAGAAACAACCCACAGCAAGAGACTGATTAAGGTGAGCACTGCCATGCCTGTGCTCAGCAGCATGGTCGAGAGTGTGAGTGTGACCAAAAACAACACTGCCGTTAAACAGACGGAGGGCTTTCTGTGCGACGTTAGGATTGCCGATAGCTTTGCCATTGGAAGCGATGGGGATGTGTGTGAAGCTGATCCCGTTGATGGTGAAGCACTCTTTGTACGGCACCCACACAACACCACGAGTGGACAACTCCAGGTCTTCAGGGATGCAGCTCCACCCCTCGAACGTGGGATCGTATTCGAGGTAGCGGGTCAACCTGTTCTCGTGGTTGCCTTCGATGTACACAACGCAGGAAGGGTTGAGCGCGTCAAGCTGCGCCAGATCGAGAGCACGGTTGCCCGCCTCAATCTCTAGTTTGTATCGCTTGCCTTCCAGCTTCGCCCGCTTGTTCTTGTCCCACTCACTGAGGCAGTTCATGGACAGGAAGTCGCCGATGAGGACGACGTAGTCGGGGTGCTCGTTCTTTATCTTGTTGCCTAGTGCTGAAAATCTATCTAGGTTTTGTGTGTCGTCAACGTGGGCATCGCCCACAACTAACACTCTCGTCGTCACGCAGCCTTCTTCAGTTCAATCTCAGGTACTCCGGGTACTCGTTTTACGACAGTGAGAAAGCGTGGGTGGCCAGAGTAGGAGTAGGCTTTCAGCCCAGGCCAGCACGTCTGTTTGTACGGACAGTAGGAGCAGGTGGTGCAGAGCTTGCGATTGCCGCTCGCTCCGTCTGGTTCGTCGTCGAAGGCACGAGGCGGCCACGTGAGTTTCTTTGCGTCCTGAATCATTTGATACGCCTTGTCGTACGGGTCTTTCCACGGCACCTCGAAGAACCCAATGCGTCCGTTCTGTTTGTCGACAGCAAGGAACCCCTGCCGCTTGAACCCAGGAGCTGTCGCCCCGTTGTACAGAGACAGCTGCGTGAGGTAGCCGAAGTCGTCGTTCTCTTCCGTCAACCCTTGTTCAAATTTCTTGAAGCCGAAGGGAGAACAACTCTTTACGTCCACCAACACGTTGTCGATGACAGCGTCCATGCGTCCAGTCACGGCGTTACCGTCGATGATTGTGGTCACAAGGTACTGCTCGTTCGTAACGTCGTGTCCCGCTGCCTTGGCCAGCAGCAGCACACTCTCTTCCACCATGTCGCCGAAGAAGAACTTGTACAAGGTGTGCCCTTGCATTTCCTCTTCGACGTCGGCAGCCATGTCGCCTTTGTTGACCGAGAACCACAGCTTGCGGCTGCACGGTTGGCCCAACTCAGACGGGTAGAAGACGTCGGGCCTGCGTTCCCTACGAGCAGAGAGAGTCTTGACGGCGTGCTTGGCTACACCCACACCAAACCCCGCTAACAAGTCCTCGTCGAGAGCTGTACTCGCGCCTCTCTGCGTTCGCTCCAACAAGTCATAGATGTCATCAACGAGCGTGTCAATGGACGGCATTAAGCAGCCTCTTTCATCTCATCCAGTTCGGCTTGCACTTCTTCAAGATCGACGTCACCACAGGCATACGCCTCGAACTTACGGGCGATGCGGATGATGGAGTCAGCGATTTGCAAGCACACTTTCTCCCCATCAGCTATCGGCTGATCTTTCGCCTTGCCGTGTGTGGAGTACAAACCAACCCACAACTCACGAGCGTTGGTGAGAGCGTTCTGCCTCACAATGGCACGCTGTCCGTCAAGGGCAGGGATGGGGAACACACCCTTGCCGCTGCTAAGCGGAGCGGTGTACACAGGTTTGGCTACGTTCGTAGCCGGGGCTGCTACAGCGGGTGCTGACGTGCCTTTGACGATGGTGGTCGGGTTCACCTCGTGTCCGTAGGTGCCGGTGGTGTACTCGAACGTTGCGACATCGCCCTTGTTCAGTCCGTGGTTCTTGAACCCGGTGCTGAACCACTGGCCGTTCGCTTGGAAACTGTAGGTGGGCTTCACCCCGAAGCGGGTGTTCCTGTCTTTGGTGCTGGTTGCAGTGATTGCTGCGTTGGTTACGCTGCTCATGCGGCTTCCTTCATTGCTAGGTCTTCATTCCAATCTACTTGCTCTCCCCAAGACCTACCGTAGCTGACGTTCACATTGAACGGCATGTCTAAGGTGTGTCCGAAGGTCTCTTGAAACACTTGCACCACGCTCTCCAACACGCTCTTGATGAGAGGTAGGGCTTCTTGCAGCGCACTCTTGTGACAGTCGAGCATCACGTTGTCGTGCACTGTGTTAATGAGTAGGCATTTGTTCCGCAGTTTCTTGTTGTTCTTAAGAACACGGAACAGCTTGCCGAACATCATTGGCACGATGTCCGCTGTGGCAAAGCTCTGCACTGGGTAGTTCTTGATTTCGGTGGGACTGAACGCGCACTCTCCCTTCAACCACAACGAAGGATACTCACGGAAGTGAAGCACTCGGTGCGTGTAGTCGTTGACGTAGTACGACTCGCCGTAAGGCAGGTCTGTTTCCGTGTCACGTCTCCCTGCGTGGTAGCGGCACGACGACACGTCCGCAATCAAGTTCTCGTGGAACCGCTTCACGCCGGGGTATCGAGCGTAGAACGCCTCGATGAACCCCTTCGCTTGACCGATAGTGATGCCACCTTGCTCACTGATAGCCTTTGGTCCACCTCCGTACACCAGGCAGAACGAGCAGCGCTTGAAGGGGCGGCGTTCCTCTTTGGTAGGTGCCCTGCTGAACAACGCCTTGTACAACTCGGTGTGCATGTCCACACCTTTGCGTATGTCCTCCTTCAGCCTCTCGTCACCGGACAGGATGGCAAGCGCCACCATCTCCAGCTGGCTGTAGTCAACATCGATGATGACTCCGTCGTCTCCCCAACGAGAGATGTAAGCGTTCTTGATGTTGCTCTTGCTCTTGTCCGTGATGTTCTGAAGGTTGGGTTCGCTGGATGTCAGCCGACCAGTGACGGACAAACATTGGTTCAGGTTGCCGTGTATTCGCCCATCAGGGAACGTCAACTCAATGGCGTTCTTGTAGTAGGTGTTAACCTCTTTCGACAACTCACGATAGGCACGAAGCTCGCTGGCAATGATGCGAGCTGTGGGGGTGGTGTACTTACCATACGTGTCGTCTATGACTCGACCAAGCACCGCGTCTGTCGTAGCCCACGTACCGTTCTTCAAACGTTCACTGAGGGCAACTTGGGCTGTGCCGTGTACCTCCTTGGTGACGGTGCGCTTGCGATGTTTGGGCTTCCCGTTCTTGTAGGTGCCGACGCTTTCATCAATCATCACCTTCACCTCGCCGCCGAACAAGGCGACACCTGCGTCCTTAGGGCTGGTGTGTTTGAGATTGGGGTGAACTCGATGAAACAGTGCTGTGAGACGTTTGTCGACTTCCGCAAGAACTGCGGTCTTGATCTTCAGTTGTTCGTTGAGGAAGTCGACATCAACGGCCATGCCGTTGTACGTCATCTCGATGCAAGCGAGCTTGGCGTCCATCTGGTTCCAGATGAGGGGCAGCATGCCCCGCTCCTCAGCCGCTGCATACTGACCGACGAACACCTTGTACGTGTTGTCAACGTCAGCCTTCTGGTACTGCGCCAGCACGTCAGGATCAGCGGTGTCAGCTCCCTCGCCCTTAGCGAAGTGCTCCTTCATCTTGTCGTCTTTGAAGGTGCCGCCGTACTTGACCGACACCTCATCGAGTGAAGCAAACTTCGCTTGTTGTGCAGTGAGCAGGTACTCAGCTAGTTGCGTGTCCCACACAAGGCACTTGCCTAAGTCGTTCTGCTCGAAGTAGTCGTGCTTGAGAAGGTAGTGGATGTCGAAGCCGACGTTGTGCCCAATGATGAGCGTGGGGTCTGCGCATGAAGGCGGCTTGTACGCCTCTTCGTACCTTGCCGTGAAATACTCACCATCACTTGTTCCCCCTACACATTTCGTACCTATCGACACAATGTAGTTGTGCGGCCAGAACGGGCTGGCTTCATTACCAATGGGACTGCGCATCGTGGTCTCAACGTCAGCCACGAATCCGCTTGCGTCACTCTTCACAGCGATCCCCGATACCGTGCAATTTCTGGTTCTATTTCCACCTCGAACATCCCGTGACGCAGCTTCGGATCAACACCAGGACCGCCGTTGAGTTTGTTCTTAGGAACATGAATGAACCTGGTGTTGGGGTTGGGCAAGCTGATGTCACGACCGATGGCAATGATGGCGTCAGCCTCAGCAGCCTTGTCCGTCTTGCTGCCACGGAGCTGGTTCATCTGGATGAAGCGCACCCCTTCAGCTGAGCCATCAGCCTGTGATCCTGCGATGACTGGCCCGTACTTGTGCGACAACTCTCGTGCCCACAGGTAGAGCTTGCCGAGTCGCAAGTCGTCTCGTTCTTCCTTGTTGAACCCACGCACCTTGTCGAGTAGGTCGAACACGATGATGGCGGGGTTGTGGTCACGGAACACAGAGTTCAGTTCGTCAACGCCTAGGTCCGTACCAACGTCGGTGATGAGGATTCGCTTTGGATCGCCGTTCATCAATCGGGTGTACTCAGCTTCAGACGTGGTTAAGTCAGCCAGCATGTCAGCCTGCGTCAGCCCGAGCACCGATTGCATAACCCGAGCGTTCACCTTCGCACTGCGTTCCTCGTTGTTCACCCACACAACAGGGCGAGCGTCCCTAATTTGGGTAGCCATATACCCAACTTGGTCAGCGAAGAACGTGGTCTTGCCCACCTCAGGGCGGGCAGCAACGATGGTGAAGTCGCCTTGGCGTAGTGGGCCTAGGCTCTTGTTCAACTCACCGAGACGCCAGTTGTATCCAGGTACAGCCAGGGCAGCAGCGGTGTCAGCAAGGCTGGCCGACACAAACAGGTCAGCCGGATCGAACGCACGCTTGACGGCGTGCTCGCACTCCTCAACCAGCTTCACCATGTCGGACAGCTTGTCCTCGTCCGTTTTGGTGTGTGCTACAGCAGCCGCTCGAATCTGCTCGATGTAGTCCTTGACGATGTACGTGTGCAACACCGTCTCAGTTTGAGGACTGGTGACCGGAGTGTGCTCCTTCAGTTTCCTGAAGATGGTATGGTAGGACTCAGCGTTGGTCTTTGTTATCTGGTGGTGTCGGTAGGAGAAGAAGTAGGCTTTGAAGTCATCCCAGTTGATGGTGACAATTGTCTTGTCGCTCTTGTAATAGGGGTCAAGGGTGTTGAAGACAAGCCGCGCTTCTTTGCCGAGAACGTGTTCCTGTACGTAGGGTTTGAATCGGGTGAACTGTGCTCGATCTCCAAGAATAGTCAGTAGTTCAATGTCCACGTAGTGCGGTTGACAGTTCAGTAGGAGTTAATTGTTTAGGTTCTTGCTGGGCTGAGCGCACCGCTCTGTAGACGGGGTGCGTAAGCACTGTTTGGAGTCGGTTGTAAATGTCACCCTCTGCTTTCTGTCCTGCGTCGTCATAGTCCAACCACAACAAGACAGGGCAGTCCATCTTCTGTAGGAACTCGATGTGCTCGTCGTGAAGAGATGTTCCTAGGAGCGCAAGAGCGGTGACATCTTCCACATCTTGAGCAATTCGGATGGCACTAAGCATGTCCTCCACTACAACAACCTGTTGAGGGTGCCCGTGACCCAAGCCGTGCGAAGCGAACACAGGTTTCTTCGCTCCCTTGAAGGATACGTACTTCGGTCCTTTGACCAATCCCACGTTCCTGCCCTGCCAGAACAACAGCTCCCCACCATTAAAGACGGGCACAATTACTCGTCCCCAACTTGGGGAGTAGCAGATGGAGTGAGCAAGGGTAGTGTGTTCAGTGACGTGGTGCTGGAACAGCCAGCCCCACGCCTCTGTAGGCCACTGCCTGGTGTCGTAGCAGCAGTCCTCAGGCAGCACCACCTTCGGTAGTTCAGGTGGTGTGTCTGCCAAGAACTCCGTCTCTATCGCGTCGTAGTCTCTGTAAGACCGACCAGGAACAGCGACTACCTTATGTCCGTTGCAGTGGTGACAGTAGGCCAGCACCCTGGTGCCGGTGTTCTTGATGTATAGGCGGCGCTTGGTGTCAGGGCCAGCAGGACAGTCGGCGTGGTTGACGTTTACCTGAATCCCAGGACGTGGGAGGTGGGGTTCGATGCAGCTCCACGGCAGGCGCATGGTGCCCTCGTTCTTGTGCAGTACAGGGATGTACGTCTTTTGCGAGGGTGTCGGTTGGACACCTGAAACGTGAAAAAGTTCCCACGTTTGTTGTCTAACTACCTTTCGGTTTGTCCCCTAGTTTCAACGAGCCTGACACCTCGTCATAGTAGACAGGGATGTTCTTAGGCGTTGCTTCTAAAGGGGAAGCACTCGGATTGTGATTCCGGTTGTCGCGGGTTCGAGTCCCGTCGTCCACCCCAAGTTTCTCATCGGAAACAACGACTAACGGAACTGATCTTTCGTTCCAAACCACTGTGTGTCTAAGATATTTGTTGGTGTCTAACGTCCACGGCTCAGGCTCCAGGGGTTGTTCCAACAACCCTGCGTCCTTCATCACCCTCGACAATGCAGCCATGAACCTCTTCTTTCCGAATCGGTTGTACATCATGCGCATGTTGCGCTCGATAATTTGTTCGTATGTGCCTCTGCCTTCGTACTGAAGTTGAGACACCTTATCCTTTAGCTCCATGCTATCGCAGGGGTTTAACCCTGGTGACTCCTCGTCTGTAGTGTTTGCTGGTTGTGCTGCTGTTGGTGTGTCCGAGTAGCGCTTGCGCATCAGCCACTGTTCGACTATCTGATCCGGACTTAGCCCGGATATCATGCTCACGAAATCGCTCATATCCCATCTCCACCCACTTCTTCATGGCGCGTTGCCATGCACTCTTAAATCCACGTGAAGTGACTCGCCAGTAGGTGGTTGGGTGAACACTATCTCGATGATCTTGTTCACCAACAAGAGTTTCTTTAGCTGCGGGTCGATCAACCCTAAGTCTATGCACGCTCCCGACTGTGGTGCGTAGCGCCCACGTCCATCTGAACTCCAGAACCTGACGCTTTCGACTCTTTCCGATGTCGGCCCTGATTCCCCGCCCAGTTTCATTCGCACTAGACAACCTAAGAAGGTCACCCATACGTAGCCCGGTGAGGTATTTGAGTAGTACATAGGCACGGAGCCAAGGAGGACAGCATCGCTTGGCAAATTGTCGTCTTTCCCAATGCTCGACATAACGATCTCTCGCAGCTTCCTCGTTCCTAGGAACCTTGAAGCAGGGGTTGTCGGTCAGCTTGAATTTCTTGATGGCGTGGTTGTACGCCGCACTCAGTAGTGCCACCTCTCTGTTCGCACGAGTGGGTGCGCCTCGATCTTCGAGGTAGGTGGCTACGTCTTTGCGTTGTACTTCGTGCGCCTGGGCACCAGCGAAGTAGGTGCGCAGATAGGTGGCGTCGGTTTCGTAGTCGCTCTTGGTTCGCAACGCCAACCTACCTAGCTTGACACGTTCAGCGCAATGACGCAAATACTCGTCGAGTAGGGCAGCCACGCTGTTGGGTACAGACCCAGTCGTGGATACACCTGCCCACTTAACACGAGCTGCCTTGTCCCACACCTTACCAAGAAGGTGCCACTTCTGCTCACGGTCTACGTAGTAGTAGGCACCATGCTTCTTGTACACCCTGTCAGGAAGGTTCTCAGGGTTGTGTTTTCTTCGCTGTCCCATTTAGGTTCGCAACGTCTAGTGTGTTCATCATGTTGCTGAACATGTCGTGCATCTTCTTCAACTCACCTTTGCCAACTGCGTTGTCGAAGGAATCTT